TGATGTTGACGATTTAGGCAAAGGCGGGGGTGCAGAGAGTTTAAAAACAGGAAATGCAGGTGATAGACTCGCTTGTGGAGTAATTGTTTTGAGAGGAGACGACAATGATTAAAAAATGGATAGACTCAAGAATCAAAGAAAGAACATCTTGGGATGGAGCACTATTAGTTGCTCTTGGACTAATGGTATTATTCTTAGCACCATTAGCAAAGATTGCGGCAGGTATCGCTATTGTTTACGGTGCTTGGACAATTTATAAAAAAGAAGATTAAAGTTTACTAATATCTAAATCACTACTAGCGGGCATATCCCATATTTGTTTACGGGTTATGCCCATTTTTTGTGCAAATCTCTTGCTATCACAATTACTACAAACATGAAAATAATTGTTGTTAATCCTGTTAGGGTCCATTTTACCCCTATTTCTTGTAAATTCAACATCACAACTATCACACCTTAATACAATCATAGTACTTGTACGCCAATATTCATGTGCTTTGCCTAGTTTACTAAGGCGTTCATGCCTTTTTGACACTGTAAATTCTTTTATAAACATACATATATTTACATTAAGATTATAAAATCATACGATAAATAACATTAATAGGAGTCATATATGCCAGTTTGTACACTTACAGAATCAGCAAAAAATAAAATAAACACACTTTGTGAAGAAAAATCAGCATATGCTGTTAGTTTAAATATGAAGGGTGGTGGTTGTGCAGGATTTGAGTATACTTGGAATTTTGCTGAACAAGCAGATATTCAAGAAAATGACGAAGTAATTGAAACTGGTAAAGGACGTTTAGTCATAGGAGCCCCTAGCATTATGTTTTTAGTAGGAACAGAAATTGATTACGTAAGCCAAGTGTTTGGTAGTAATTTTGAAATACATAATCCTAATGCTAAAAGCTCATGTGGCTGTGGAGTAAGCGTAAATTTCGACTTTGATAAGTTAGCAGAACCTGCATAATTGGAGCAATAAATGGCAAAACAAGACGTAAATATTGGTGTTGAGGGTAATGATGGAACCGGCGATAGTATTCGCGAATCCTTCCGCAAAGTAAACGAAAACTTTACAGAACTGTATGCGGTATTTGGCGTAGGTGGCCAAATTACTTTTAGCACACTTAGCGACACTCCGGACGAACTTGCACCTAACACAATACCGCTTGTAAATGATGCAGGAACTTTTGTAACACTGTCTACATTGGCTAGTAATAGTGCTTTAGATGCAAATGCCCAAGATACAATTACATTCAGTTATGATGTACCAGGAAAACTTATTATTAGTAGTGCATTCACTCAAGTAGGTGATGATTTTACTCCAACACTTGGCGGACCTTTAAATGCAGCTGGTTTTGGTATTGCTAATGTTGGTATAAGCACTGCGGCCGCAGAAGCAATGAATGCTGCACATGACAGTTTAAATAATATCACCGTAGATGATTTAGTTATAACCAAAGGTTATGCTGATCAAAGATATATTACATCTGGATTGCCTTTGCGTGTAGCAGATGAGCCTACAGGTAAATTACACTATACATTTGAGATAAATCAATATGTTGATGGTGCTGTGGAAATCCTAACCCATTATGATGTTGATCAAGCTCTGCAAGTAGGCGGACACGGATTAGAAAGCGGATCAAACGGCACTGCTTTAAAATTTAATTCAGAAGACACCGATCCTACTAATTTAACAAGTGGAACAACATATTACCTAAGAGTTGTAAGTCCAACTAGATTGTATCTATATACAGAAGCTAACAAACAATATTCTTTCACTGATAACCTATCTGATGCAGAAACATTTAAAGTTGTTCCAAGTGGAATTATCGCTGCAGATGACACACATACTCTTGTTGACGCCGCACTAGATAATGATCTTGCAGGGAATTTCTTAGCTGATACTGCAATGCCAAGAGATGCTGTTTTAAGACGTCAAGGCGATACAATGGAAGGTAATTTGTATCTGTCAGATCATCCAGGTGAACTTGCAGGACAAGGTGCACCTAATGGTGTAGAAGATCTACAAGCAGCAACAAAATATTATGTTGATAACACTGCCTATAGTTCACCAGAAGTATTATTTGTAAGCTCAGGTGGCGACGACAATATGAATGGTGTACCTCCTGGAAAAGAAGGAACATCTTATACATATGCATTCAAAACAATTAATGCAGCTGCCCAACGTGCTGAAGAATTAATAAAATCTGCTCCTTCAGAGCCAGGCAACTATATGCAAACTCTTACTCACACAGGATTTACAAAAGACAGTGTTGTTATAAATGCAGATGTCGAAACACCAGTTTTTGAACAGGCAAGAAAATTATTAGACAATAACAGATTATATATTCAAAAAGAAGTAGTTTCATTTATTAATAGACAATTTCCCGACTTTTCTTACGCAGAAGCTACATGCGAAAGAGATGTTGGTTTAATCATTGATGCTATAGCACTAGATATAAACAGAGGGTTAACAGCAAACTATCTTACTATACAAGCTGCTCAAAGATATTATTCAGGTGTAAGTGCAAGGATTGCTATTACCACACAATTGAATGAAACAGTTGCAGGAATTGTGAAAGCAAGAGACATTGCTACGGCTATATTAACTAATGACTTACTAGAACAACGTAATGTGCAGTCAATTACCGTGGAAGAAATTCCAACTGTAACAACTACAACAAATCACGGACTGAGTAACGGCGATCTAGTGGTGTTTAGAAATGTTCAAGGTATGGTGCAAATAACAGACAATACTAAAAAGTATGTTAGAGTTACAAGTCCATCTACGTTTGAACTTTATAATGATAGCAGTTTAACTGTGTCTTATGATACATCAGGATTTGACGGCTATACAGGCAGTGGTATTATTGGACTTGTTTATCAAGTTGAAGAAAATCAATACTTTGATTTAGATACTATTGTAACTATTACAACTACTGGAAATGTTAGTGTGTCAGCAGGTGAAACATTAACACAAGTAGGAAGTGGAGCAACTGGTATTGTTGTTAGTTCAGTGACTAATGGAACTACAGTGCTTTTAGAATCAACTACAGGAACCTTCAACACTGGTAACGAATTTACAGGTAGTGTAAGCGGAGCATTAGGTCCTGATAGTATTCCTAGTACAATAGCAAGAGACCTTGATGCAGATTCTAATGCTGTTACTGCTGTTCAAGATAAATTTAATTTGATTACTACAATCATTCAAAATGGATTAGATAGTGGTGGTGACATTGTTTATGGTAGCACATATAAAATTGTTGTTACAAATGGTGCAAGCACATATACAGATCAAACCAATCCTAACAACACAGATGCACTTCCAGGTAAAGTTATACGAGGGAAACGTTCTGAAGCTATAGGACAAATAGTGAGTTTCACTAATGACGTAGGTGCAGAGGCGGCGACAGACCCACAGACTGGCGGTTTAGAACCTGGTCCAACTGTTTTCCAAATGCACTTATTAAGTGCAAAAGATTTCGAACCAGGAGAACCGTTAGAGTTTGGTAATTTTGTTAAAAGAAAACAAGTTACTATACAAGTAGAATCAGGTATATATGAAGAAGATTATCCTATTAGAATCAGCAATAACGTATCTCTTAGAGGTGACGAGTTTAGACGAGTAATTATCAAACCAAAAACAGAAACAGATTCAAGAATTCCAAGGATTTCGCAAAGCCCATATGCTAGTTTATATTTTTATAGAGATAATGAATTTGATGGAATGACTTTGAATAATGGTGGTACAACTTTCTTTAACCAAGATAATATTGCACAAGGTAAGTTTGGATATCATTACTTGTATAGAGGTGATAGACCATTGAATATAGGACCAGACGTTACTAACGCAGGCGACTATACTACTAGTTCAAACATTTTAAAAGAAAATAAAGATTACATAATAGAAGAAACTATCGAATTTATTACACAACAGTTTCCTTCTTTAGTATACGATACTGACAAGTGTAGAAGAGATACTGGTCTTGTTGTTGATGCCCTTATAAATGACTTGCGTAATGGTGGGGAAGAAAAAACTTTAGAAGTCCAAGGAAGTTATCAAACTTTGTTAGCAGGTGAAGGAGATTATTTAACCCAATTAGGAGACAGTACACAAGAAGTTGCGACTGAGGATGCTATACAAAACATAAGCCAATTAGCTAACGCTTTGCTTTCAGGTGTTGCTCCAAACTATACTACAGGTTCTTATACCGCTGGCAGTGCGGCCGTTTTAGCAAATGAAACACCAGATATTACTTTAGGATCAGGAGAAGCAGGAACAGCAACTATTGTTGGAACACTTATAGATAAGATTACTTTTGTGTTTGATGTTGAATATAATCCTCCAAAACGAAATGACCAAATGGATGTTTTCTTAATGAGTGATGCTACTATCATAAGAAACGTAACAGTGCAGGGACATGGTGGATTTATGTGTGTGCTGGATCCTGAAGGACAAGTTTTAACTAAGTCACCTTATATTCAAACAGCGTCTAGTTTCTCTAAGAGTATTAATAAAAAGATTTTTGCTGGCGGCATGTACGTTGATGCCTATGTTGGAAACTTGCCTACAAGGATTGTTGCTCAACCTTTTACAGCAAATAAATTCATACTAGATGTGCAAAGTAATAGTGGTGAAGGACTAAGATTACGTCCACCACAATTACCTTGTCCGTTTTATGTAGAAGGTAGACGTTATCAGGTTAACGCAATTTCAGATTTTGACCAAGGTCAAGGAACAGCTAGAATTTATCTTGATGCAAATTCAAATGATGGTGTTGGTTATGATGTTGAGCAGTTTGATGATTCAAGTGTAGAAAGAGATATTTTCTTCCAAACTGCTGGTAACAGAAGTATGCTTGCAAACGACTTTACACAGGTTAACGACTTAGGTTATGGATTAATTGCAAACAACGCTGCATTCTCAGAGCAAGTAAGTACATTTACATACTATTGTCAAACAGCAATGTATGCTAATAATGGTTCAGAAATTAGAGGATTAAACTGTTCTAATGGTTATGGTAACTTTGGCTTAATTGCTGAAGGTGCTGATCCAAACGAAATTCCAGATCAGATTACAATGAAAGACAGTATGGTTCAACCTGCGAAGGTATTTACTGATACAACTTATACAAATGCATTTGACGAACCAAGCATTACAGTCACAGACTTAAAAAGACCGCCAACTGCAAATAGTATTATTACTATTGATCATGGAGGTGTAACAGGAACACTAAATTACGCAATTAGCACTGTTACCAACATCAGTGACACTGATGGAGATGGAATTACTGGAGAAGCAGGTGATGTTGTTATTACAGGTGTATCTGCGCTAGATGCTACAACTCTTGCAGGAACTACAGCAGCCACAGGCACATATCAGAGTGTGGCAACAAATACATCAGGTTCGGGTTCAGGGCTAATCGTTAATGTAACAGTTACAGGTGTTGGTGCAATAGGAGGTTCAGGTGCTGCTGTTGTAGCAGTTGATCAACCAGGTTCAGGACATGCGGCTGGTGATACTATAACAATTAGCGGTAGTGATCTTGGAGGAAGTTCTCCTACAAATGATCTAACAATAAACGTAGATACAATTTTTGGAACCACACAGGGCACACATAACAATTTAGTTTATAAACTAGATCTCAAAGCAGATGATGTTGCGGCTGATGATTTCTTTGGTACACTACAGGCAACTGTTACTGACGGAACTATCATAGAATATAGAGATAACTTTAATCATATATTCGCCAATGTTGCAACTCCAGATGATCTAGTAACTAGACCTTCAACAGCGATTAACTTTGATGAAAGCGATAATACAACTTACAGAAGTATTGCATTTAGTAACAAAGATTCGTTCAGTCAAGATCTTAATATAGACGAAGTACTAACCACTTTTGAATTAGGATTCGACTTTGTGGACTTAGCAATTTCTACAACCAACCTTACTGGAGGATTTGGTAGTGCTCAAGGTGATACAAAAATTGCTGTGCAACCTTTGACTGAAAGTGAAGTAAACCTTTTTGATGACGCGGAAAGAGTAGCAAGAGATAGTAGAACACAAACAGGATTGTATCCAGGTGATCCTGGTTACAGTGCAGACGGTGGAATGCAATTTGTATGGGATGGTAAAACACACGGTATCACAGGATATCATGTAGTATACGATTTTGTCACCACTGGATCAATTACTGTAGTTACAGATGAAACTATTACACAAGCAAATACAGGTGCTACAGGTAAAGTACTAGCTGGTACTACAGGATCAACTATTCAACTTTACGATATTACTGGTACATTTAATACAACAGATGAATTATCAGGAAGCACAAGTGGTGCTTTAGGTGCTAACAGTGTCCCTACAAGTGTAACAACCGACAGTTGGGCATATATTGAAATTGTTGACATAGCTTCTACAAATATTAATAGTTCATATGGTGGTAGTGGTATTAACAGTTCTATACCTGCACAGGATAGAATATTAAGCGCAGGATTGCCAGCAGGTTCAACTGGAGAAATTACTATTGCTATTTCATTGCTGAGAGCGACAGGACACGACTTTACACAGATTGGTACAGGATCATTTAATGATAGTAACTATCCAAATGTTATTTTAGGTGAACCTGTTAATGCTCTTGCAGATTTTTACACAGACGCAGAAACTGCAACAAGTTCTCAGGTATGGGAACGTAGAAAAGGAAGAGTGTTCTTTGTAAGTACAGACCAAGACGGATTCTTCCGTGTAGGTAAATTCTTTAGTGTAGACCAAGCAACAGGTGATATTACATTTGCTGGTGAAATTGGTCTTTCAAATGCAAACGCACTTGGCTTTAAGAAGGGTGTTACAATAAATGAATTCTCAGCAGATGACAGTTTTGCAGATGATTCAGGACAGGCAGTGCCTACCGAAAAAGCAGTCGGTGGATATATAAATCGTGTACTTGGATTTAATGTTAAATCGGGCACACAGATACCAGGTAGTGCAAACAGAATAGGACCAGGCTTCCTTCCACTAAATGGATTAAGTTCTATGGAGGGAAATTTAAATCTTGGATCTAACAAAATAGTAAACCTTTCACTTCCATCGAGTGGAACTGATGCTACTAATAAAAACTATGTAGATGACAATGCTAACGCTTTTGCAACAGTCAAGCAACTTAGAGATACAAGTGTTGATACTGTTGGAAGTAATGAACTTGCAGTGTTTAGTGGTAAATCTATAATTTACACTGAACCAGAAACAGGTGGAACATTTACAATTGGTGACACAATCCAAAATGCTGCTATATCCCCAACAGCAACTGGTGTTGTTGTTGATATTGAAACAATTACTGATGAACAATTTGGAAGCATCAGAAAAATTGTTTATACTCCAGGTAGTGGAACATTCGATCCAGACAACGATACTATTTTCGAAAATGGAGGCAGTGCCCAAGCTATAGGATTATCTACACCATTACAGGCAGATGTTGGCGGGCCTTTCCCAGAAATTACACATGCTTCGGAAGCAACTTCAAGTGATATTAACCTTACTATCACAAGAACAGCTGCAGGTGCAGAATTTGACTTCCAGTATGAAGCAGATAGTTTAGTTAATGCTGATGTAAACAGTGCGGCGGCTATTGCACAAAGTAAACTTGCTATGAATACAGCAGGCACAAGAGCAAACGCTACGGGTATTAGCCAAAGTGACCTAGGTGTCGCAACATTTAAGGATACAGAATTTACAGAAACTAGTGGCTTTGTAGAACTACAAACAAGTTCGAGTACAGCGACAGGTATTGCTCCTGGTAAACTACAGCACATTGCTACTGACACAGTCCTAGGTAGAAGTGCCGCAGGCGACGGTGCAGTAAGTGCTATTAGTTTTGGTACTGTACTTGATGAAGGTGGTGCTCTTAGAGATAGTGAATTTGGTGCATTTGGTAATAGTGGTGACGAAGTTCTAATTAGAACAGCGGCAAACACTTATGGTGTCACAGAGGTTACAACATCAGGTGAAAACAGTCGTATTGTAAAAACTCTAAGTAACGGAAAAATCCGTGTACAAGGACTTGTACTAGGTGGAGCTGACAGCTATGAAGTTGCTACAACAACAGGAACAGGTACTACTCTTACAGTCAAAACACCTGGACAGGCTGTTATATTCAATGCAACTGGTAATACTAGTGCTAGTTTGGTTACAAAGTTTCCTGGTATTATAGATATAGGTGATACAGGACTTGAAACAGAAAGTAATTTCCAAACTGCAAGTTCATATGCATCCGAAGGTTTTGTAAGCACAGACTGGATTTACTCTAACTTCATTGAAGCACTAACGGAAAGAGATGTAAACAGCACTGGAATTGGCTTAGGAGCAGGCGGCGGTTTTACAGAAAGTGCTGCAAACACTATTGTATTTGTAAGCAATGGCGCTGTTCGAGCAACTATTGATAGTACAGATTTACATGTTGATGCAATATCAAGTTTAAATTCAAACACTGATCTTACACTTAGTGGCAATGGTTCTGGCATTGTTAGAATAAGCGACAGTTTAGATGTAAACAGTATCGAATCTAGCTCTGCAAATACTAATCTAACATTATCAGCAAATGGCTCCGGAATTGTTGCAATAAGTGATAACACAAGTATTACTGGAACATTGACTGTGTCAAGCACAGCAACATTTAATGGAACATTGACTGTGTCAAGCACAGCAACATTTAATGGCAATGTTGATTTAGGTAATGCAACGGCAGATACTATTACATTTACAGGTAGAGTCGATTCAAACATAGAACCTGACTCAACGGCAAATAATAGAAATATTGGTGCTAGTGATAGACAGTTTAACACTGTTTATGCAAGTGTGTTTGAAGGTACAGCAACCTCAGCACAATATGCTGACTTGGCAGAGAACTATCTAGCTGATGCAGACTATGAGGAAGGTACAGTACTAGTGTTTGGTGGTGACGAAGAAGTTACTTTAACAAACACTAAAGGCAATACACGAGTTGCAGGAGTTGTGTCAACTAATCCTGCACACTTAATGAATTCAAATCTTGAAGGTGAACACGTCATAGCAATAGCACTACAAGGTCGTGTACCATGTAAAGTACTTGGACGGGTGGCTAAAGGAGACATGTTGGTTACAAGTGCCATACCAGGATATGCAATAGTTAATAATTCGCCCGGTGTTGGACAAGTAATAGGTAAAGCAGTAGGTGCCAAAGACGATGATGGCAAAGGCACTGTTGAAGTTGTGGTAGGGAGAGTATAATGGCTAAGAAAACTATCAACATTGGAACAAGTGTAAACGCAGGCAACGGTGATCCTTTACGCACAGCATTTGATAAAATTAATGATAACTTTGATGAACTGTATGCGGCAACAACCCTAGACTTAGACAGTATAGGTTCTAACATGATACCTACTACTGATGGTGCTTATGCACTAGGTAGTGCCAGTAAACAGTGGAGCGATTTATATGTAAAAGATTTTATCTACCTAGGCAACGCTAGATTACAATCTGATGTGCAAGGAAATCTTGTAATAAATGGTGCAAGTATAAAAGTAGACGGTGATGTAACTGGTAGTATTTTTGCAGATGATAGCACTTTACTTGTAGATGCAATAAATGGTAAAATTGTAGGTCCGGTCGAAGCCAACGTCACTGGTAATTTAACAGGAAATGTAACTGGTAATTTGACGGGCAATGTAACAGGAAATGTAACAGGAAATATAGTGGGGAACACAACTGGATACCATACAGGCGATGTAACTGGTAGTGTATTTGCAGATGATTCAACTATTATTGTTGATGGCGTTTCAGGAGCTGTAACACCTTCTGAATTTAAACCACCTATGCTTACACAAGCACAAATAGATGCACTTACACCTGTAGAAGGATTAATGGTGTACAACACAACAACAGGAAAGTTTCAAGGATATGCTGCAGACGCAAATAACGACAGTGTTGCTGGCTGGGCAGATCTACACTAAATATAGATATAGGAAAACAAAATGGCAGTAAGATATCCACTAATTATAGATGCAACTGATAATAACAAAATTAAGGAAATTCCCCTTAATGACAGTTTGAACCTTAGCACCAACAGTATTGTAAATGCTGTTAATATAACTGCTAGTGGAACGCTTACAGTTGGCAGTTTAGTAGTTGATAGTTCTAACGTAAACATAAATGGGATAGATCTTGCAACTGTCGCTCTAACAAACAGTTATACAGATTTAAGTAATAGACCTTCATTGTTTGATGGACAATATAGTTCATTAACTGGTAGACCTACTATTCCAACAACAATAGAAACACTAGCCAATGTTGGAAGCACATCTCCTACAAATGGCCAAGCATTAATATATAATGCTACATTGGGTAGATACGAACCAGGCGATCTCGCAGATGTTACCGTTGACTTAACAAGTCAAAGCATAAGTGAACTTAGTGATGTTGTAACTATATCAAATGCTCTAAATCAAGTTCTTAAATGGAATGGTGCAGCTTTTGTAAACGGTAACGTAGATTTTACAGAATTATCTGGAGCGGCAAATGTTGTAGAACAAGGTGATACATTCACAGGACCTACTATAGGTTTACATACAGGAGATGTCAAAGGTTCAGTATTTGCAGATGATTCAACATTGCTTGTAGATGGTATTAACGGAACTATACCAGGCTATATAAGTATAGCATCACTAAAAAGTATTGTAGCTGGAGCGGCATCCTACGGAGATTTTCAAACAGCCATAGCGGCATTGTAACGGAGACATGAATGACTATACAAACAATTAACATAGGAAATATTGCAAACGATGGAACCGGTGATGATCTTCGTGAAGCGTTTGCAAAAGTAAACAGTAATTTTTCAGAACTGGATACAAAGTTAAGTATAGCAGAAGGTTCAGAAGGTGAGAACCTTGGTATAGGCGAAGGCATTTTTGCACAAAAAAGCGACAATACACTACAGTTTAGAAGTATTGTAGCAGGATCAAATATAAGTTTAAGTGGAGGCGGCAATAGTTTAACTATCACAGGTGATGCAGCACTTAAACAATTAATTGTTGTATCCGATAGTGGTAGTGTGGTAATACCAGCTGGCAACCAAACTATTAGAATCCAAGGTGGAAATAATACATTAACAAGAGTAACTTCAGAAGATGTGTTTATTGATGTTCAAGGAGACGGTTTAGTAGAACTAGATACAAGTCCTACGCTAGGTGGATCTTTAGACGCCAATGCTTTTAACATCACACAAGCAAATACTATAAGTGCAACATCTTTTATTGGTAATGTAACTGGACTAGTAAATGGTATTGATGTAACAGATTTAAATACTTTCTTATTTGGATTTGACTTTGGTGCTATGACACCTACCGCTAGTAGTTTTTCTGATTGGTTAGTATTAAATTTAGATGTTGATTTTGGGTCTATATTAGTACCAAATGCTACAAATGTTGATCAAGGTGCATTAGTATAACTCCGATAAATACAATATAAGGAGTACATATGGCAGACTTTTGGACATTGCAATCTGAAAAAACGCTTGCAACAATAGAAGAACGGAAAACCCTTACAATAGCATTGCCGTTGAATGGCAGATATCTGCCACTAGAATCTACTGGAATGACAATAAGTGTAATTGCTGGTGAAGTTCCTCGTGGCATGCGCCTTGACGGTGCAAATTTCATAGGAACTCCGTTTGAAGTAGTTAGAGATACAAAGTATACTTTTGTTGTAAGAGCCAAACTAGGCGATGTTGTTTCTGACAGAACTTACAGTGTAATAGTTGTAGGTGCAGACGATCCAGTTTGGACAACTCCTGAAGATCTCTTACCAGTGGGTAACAACGATACTTATTTTATCATCGACAGCAGTCCTTTAGATTTTCAGTTAGTGGCAACTGATCCAGATGTATCTGCTGGTGACAATCTCGAATATTTTTTACAAACGGGAGATTTACCTCCTGGAATACAACTAACAGTAGATGGTAGATTAGTAGGTGTGGTAGACCCTATACTTGCGTTAGAAAAACCTGCAGGCAGTGGTCATTATGACTCAAATGTGTATGGAACATTTCCATATGATTTTGGCGTAAGATCTGGCAACGGTTTTGATAGTTTCTTTTATGATGTTTCTACGTTTGATCTATCAACACCAACTAAAAGTCCACGTAAATTAAATAGATACTATGAATTTACGGTTAGGGTTTCAGATGGAGATAATACAACAGACAGAACATTTAAAATCTATGTTGTAGGAGACGATTTCCTTAGATCAGATAACACAGTGATGCAGGTTGCCAATGGATTGTTTACTGCTGATGTTACCAACGTAAGAAATCCAATATGGCTTACTCCGAGAAACTTTGGATTTAGAAGAGCAAACAATTATGTAACTCTTTACCTTGATACTATTGATCCTAATGATGTAACTGGTATTACCACTTACTCACTTCTTGCAACAAATGATGATGGTAGTGCAAGTGCATTACCTCCAGGAATGCAACTAGACGAACAGTCAGGCGAAATTGCAGGGCGTGTACCATATCAACCTGCAGTAACTATAGAATATAAATTTAGTATTAGAGCAACTAGAACACAGGTAAATGCTACAGAAGCTCCACCATTCAAAGACAAAACTTTTACAGTTAAATTACTTGGAGAAATAGATAGTGTTTTGCAATGGACTAGCAATCCTAATCTAGGATTAATAAGCAGTAACTATGTAAGTACGTTATCTATTAGTGCAACGTCCACTGTACCAAATGCTAATTTACTTTATGTGCTAGAAAGCGGAACATTACCTCCGGGATTAAGACTAGGTCCAGATGGCGAGTTAATAGGAAAGATTAATAGTTTTGGAACAGCAGATGCTCCTGGACTAACAGTATTTGACAGTCAAAATCTTACTTTTGATGGAAACACTACTTCTGTTGATAGAGAATTTAAATTCACAGCATCTGTTAGAGATCATTTTGGTTACAGTAAAATTGAAAGAGAATTTACAATTAGTGTAACTGATCCTGACGACAAACTGTACAGTAATATTTTTGTAAGGCCATTTCTAAAACAATCACAAAGAGACGCTTTAACATCTATTGTTACTGATAATAATATTTTCGATGCTACTAAAATTTATAGACCTAATGATCCTAATTTTGGTTTACAAAAAAATCTACAGATGCTTATATATGCTGGAATAGAAACTAAACTAATTGAATACTATGTTTCAGCTGTAGCAAAAAATCATATAAGGAAAAAATTTAAACTAGGAGAAGTAAAAACTGCTATTGCAAAAACTCCTGGTACAGACAATATTGTTTACGAAGTTGTGTACGTAGAAGTTATAGATCCTGCTGAAAGCACGACAGGTAAAACAAAAAATAAAATTACTATAAACAACAAACAAGAGATAAGTGTAGATCAAGAAAGGTATACTTCTGATGGTTATACTGTTGCAGGAGAAGCGATTGATTTATATGATCCGGACATTTTGACGGTAGGTACAAGACGTTTTAGTAATGTTACAATAGAATTCCTTCCTAGTTTGACTATAACAACTAGAGATGGCAATATTTTAACTATTCCAACAAGTGATGGATTTTATGTAGGTATTCGAGATCAGTTAGATAGTTTGGTAGAATTACAAACAGGAACTTTTGAACCTTATAGATTTAGACCAACACCTGAAAATACAATAAGGGTTGATAGCGATGCTTTAACTATTGATGGGAAAAATGACCTTACCCGTTACATATCTAACATAAGCAATATGCGTAACAATATTAAAGAACTAGGCGAAACAGAAATAAACTATTTGCCTTTGTGGATGAGAACAGCACAGCCAGGCAGTATTGCAAGATTAGGATACATTACCGCTATTCCGCTAGTATATACTAAACCTGGACAAAGCACCAGTATTAAATTGGCAATAGATAATGCTGGAATTAAGTTTAATCAATTTAACTACGATATTGATAGATATGTGATAGATACTACAGAAGGCAATTCTCAAGAACAATATATTGCTTTCGCAAATTACAAATTCAATGTTTAACAATGATAAATATACTTGGAGAAAAGAAATATGGCAAGTAACATAAACAGCACTGATATTGATGGATTGTATCCTGTAGCAGGACAGGATAATGATAGCCAGGGCTTTAGAGATAATTTTACAACTATAAAAAATAGTCTAGCAACTGCAAAAACAGAGATTACTAGTCTACAAGAGAATACTGCAAAACTTAACGCAAGTAATGATTTTGGTGGTAACGATTTGTCTGGTGCAAATTTAATTGCCAATAGTGAAGAAATTGCTAATAAAGGCTCTATTGGTACAAGCCAGGCGATTAACTGGACAGATGGAAACTATCAAACTGTACAGATTACAGCAGATTCATTAGTATTAACTTTTGATGAGTGGCCAGAATCAGGTAAGTTAGGACAAATGCGTCTTGCTGTGACATCTGATGCTAGCGGTCCTTACAATGTTACATTTGCATCAAGTGGTGGCACGTTAAAATATGACGCATCTTTCCCTGCCCCATTTACTATTAATTCAGAAACAAATCCAAAAATCATAGAAGTTTGGACAACAAATTCAGGCACAACTGTGTTTGCAAGATACATAGGCGAATATTCATAATATGTCTCATCCTTTGTATGATGACGCAAAAAATCTTACTGAAAATGAACTTTCAGAAAAAATTGCAACACTTTCAAAAAAGTACTGGCAAACTAATAATAGTGAAGTAAAATCACAAATTTTGTTGATCTTAGATGATCTAAAAGAAGAACAACGTTCGCGTATACAAAAAAGTATGCAAAATTCTTTAGATGATGACAATAAAGATCTTGACAATCTTATTAACATCAGTTAATATATACTAATGCTTATGAAAACAGACGACCTCGGTATACCACGATTTAGTAATCGCGACTTAATAGATATGATATATAGTGGTCATGCGGACAAAGTTCACGTAGTACTATGCGATGCAGATGACGATTTAGACAAGTTCAATGCCGCTATGGAAGAACAAGGTTTTGACAAACTACAGAAGTATATCCCATTAGATGTAGATCAAAAGACTTTTGACGGTGTATGTCAAAGTGAATGGTTTATGCCTGACAAATATAAAGAAATCGATGTAGAACAATATGTAATAAACAAATGTGAATTAGATATAGAACAACAAAGAGCATTTGCTGAATTACAAGAATTCCACAAACGTGGCATGACAAACTTGTTACGCTACATGATCTATCTTGTAGACTTTATGCGTGAGAACAACATTGTATGGGGTGTAGGACGTGGATCAAGTGTAGCAAGTTATGTGTTATATTTGATCGGGGTGCATCGTATAAATTCAATCCAATATGACCTGGATTGGCGAGAGTTCCTTAGATAAGTAAGCATATAACAGGAGGTATCACATATGCCAATGAAACAAACAGGACGTAAAGTCTATAAAACAATGCAGGGTAAATCTATTGATATGGATTTACTGCGTCAAAAAAACGAACTT